GATTGGACCAGGGGCCCCGGCACGCGGTCCTGGGACCAGGCGCCTGGGATCGCGGCCACCGGACCAGGGACCAGGGACCAGGGACCAGGGACCTTGCCAGGCGTGCCAGGCGTGCCAGGCGTGCCAGGCGTGCCAGGGCTCGCGGACCAGGGATCGCGGACCAGGCGCCTGGGATCGGCCAGGCGGACCAGGGATCGGCCAGGCGGACCAGGGATCGGCCAGGCGGACCAGGGATCGCGGACCAGGGCTCGCGGTACGCGGTACGTTTACAAGGGTTCTAGGGCCGCCCAGGGCGGCCCGGATCGGCGGGGGATAGGATCACCCAGGGTTGACCAGGGAATGCCCGGGGGATTGACTAGGGAATGCCCGGGGGATTGACCAGGTTAAAAAAAACCCGGCGCAGCGGCCGGGTTTCTCGCGCCAGGTTGGCGGCTAGGGGTTGATGTATCCGGGCTCGTGCCGCATTGGGACCAAGTGATCCAGGCGCGCCCAGTTGGGGTGGTCCTCGGTGAATGAGGCGTAAAACGCCAAGATCGCCTCCTCGCGGGTAATCCCGGCGTGCGCGTTCATCCCATCGCACCAGGACTGATCCAGGTGCTTGTCGGCCCGCTGCGGGCGATAGCCTGTGGTGCGGTGTTCGATGGCGATCACTTGAGCGGGATCGAGTGGGTTAGGCAAATAGTAAAGCATCGCGTTTGTCCTCCTCTTTTTGATATTTGTCGGCGATGGTGTTTAGCAGCTCCTGATCTGATTCGGAAAGCAAGTGCCAGTAATTAACCAGGGCGGCCACTCCGCACTCTGGCGTTTCGCCGAACTGCTGATCGGGATCGGCTTCCTGGGCCGGAACGATAACATTCCAAATCGTGCGGTAAAGGTGATCAGGCACGCCAGGCCAGCACTCGGCGACTTCGTCGCCCCGGAAAATCTTGAATAAATCGTGAGGTTTAATTTTCATTTGTTTGTTTCTCCTTTTTTGTCCCGGCCACCCGGCCAGGGAAGTCAAATATACGCATAAATAACGCATAGTAAAAGGCCCCAGGCGGGGATTTATTCCAAGCTATTTAACCATTTCAATTATCGAAGTCGGCCCGCTGCCCTGGTAGCAGTTGAGACAGTCCAGGCATTTCCGGCCGGTGCAGTTGTCCCGGTGATCCTGGCGAGTGGTGTTGTTGAATACTTTCTGAAAGCCCGGAGGTGGAAGCGCGCGAACCCGATCAATGCGGGGGTTGGAATAGACCAAGATCAGATTCTCCGGGCGGCTGCGCTCGCCCAGTTTCCGCACCAGATCGGCTCGCTTAGTCCAGAGCGCGAAGGTAGTACCAGGGACAGCTCGGGCGATCGCTGCGAAGTTGTGAAGGTGGGTGAAGTTGATCAGCTCACCATGGCCGTGAAATCGAACAAAGCGCAGATTTTTGAACTGATCCACCAGGGCGGCGAATTCCAGGTCCGAGATCGGCTTAGACAGTTTCAGACTGTTTCGCTCCCATGGATCGACGCAGTTTTGGCGGTGCTGCTGCAACATTTTGAAGCTATAACACTGGCCGCAGATGGTTTTCCCGGCGGCGTGCTGCTTTTGACAGAATTCGTTACTCAGCGTGTTGGTGTTGATCGCTGCGAGCCCGTCTAGCTTGCCGGTCATCCGGCTCACTTTGATCACGGCTCCAGGCCCAGGTCTTTAACGGTTTCCAGATCGACGGTCATTTCCTGGTGCGACTCCAGGGCCGCTAACCAATTTTCGCACGTTTTCGCCTGGTCTCCGTCGGGTTCCATTGATTGAGCTAAGAGAAACAACTGCAAGTCAGACAGAATCAGTGCCAGGTTTATTAGGTGCGGATCGTTCGAATCCATCATTCCCTGGCGGACTTCCTGAACGTAGAACTTAGTTTCTGAGGTTGGAAAAAGTTGCGTCATTTCGATAGTTCTCCAAAATTGTTAAGCCTGGCGGCTGCCAGGGTTTGAATATTACGCATATTTCTCCCATAAAAAAAGCCCCCAGGGCGCGAACCATGGGGGCCTTGTTACTGGATCGGCGGGGGTTATGCCGCTGCTGCGACCCGTTGCCAGTCCCGGGCCGGTAAGTCCAGGACGCGGCCGCCCAGGCGCTGCCAATCGTCGACGGTGTCTGGATCGGCCTGGTGCGCTACGGCCGTGACGGCGTTTACCATAGTTGCCCGGCTAACTGGATGCCCGGCGTATCCTTCCTGGCCGATAGTGGCCAGGAGCCCGTCCAAGACTTTCGATGTGTCCGCTTTGGTCAATTGCAGCACCTTGCCCAGATTTTCGGTTGCCTGGTTGACGCTACCCTGGACGATATCACCCGCTGCCACCTGGATTTTTTGGATAACCGTATCCAGGGCATCGCGGCTGCCGTAGCTGCCCACCAGGTCCCGGACTTTTAGGCTCATGGCTTTGTTGTCCGCTGTTTTTGCTTCATCCGTTAACAATGACCAGGTGTCCGATTCGCTGCGGGCACTGGTGATATGGCTGGAGCGGTGACGGTTCGCAGTTTGCATGCCATTCAAGCATGCCAGCGTCCAGACCATCTGGTAAACAGCGATAGAGCCCATGCCTACCTCACTATTACTTAGGCCAATGCCCAGGGCCATCATATCGCCCACGGCCGCGCCTTCCCCGGTGTACCTTTCAGACTTCAAACGCAAATAAAGGCGCTTATCGGTGACGGTTCCCTGGACCACTTGCCAGGCGGCGTCCGAATCCATTAACTGGGGCAGAGCACTTTCCAGCAAGTCGGCATTGTCGAAGGTCTTAAACTTGTCACTTACGAACGCTCGCGCCACGCCCGGGCGCCCATCAAGGTTAGCGTGGGTGCGGATAAGTCGCTGGACTGGCTCGCGCTCGAAGGTTGCATTAATCAATGCGCCGTACTCTTGCGGATAGTTGGTTAGCAACCGGCGCGCGGTTCGGACATCAATTCCAGCCTTGCTGCTGATCTGATCAAACGCTACCCCGTTCACCACCAGGTCCGCAGTGGGCACGCCGCCTTCAGATTCAATGACCAGGCGGGGGCTCGTCTCTGCGCCAGGGGCGTTCTGGGGTATAAAACGCAACGCATTGGTAGGTGCCAAGTAATCCTCGGTCCTGGCTTTGTCATCCTGGACACGTTGCAGCAATTTGGTCAGTGTATTCTCTTGATTTTCGATTCTCATTTTCTTTACCTTTTAAATAGTGAATTGAGTAATGCAGGCACATATTAATCCCATAATAGAAAAAAGTAAAATTTCTATGCAAAAAAAAACCGGCCGCTAGGGCCGGTCTTCCTTATCCTCCTTTTCTTTATCCAGGCGCTGCTGCCTGGCTTGCCTTAATCTCTTTAGTTCCTCTGCCCGCTGCTGGCGAATATGTGGGGGATCACGGCCGCGTTTGGGCTTAAACAGGCTATCGATCCATGCCCCTAACCATACGAAAATCATGAAACGGACGGGGGGTTGACCGATAAAAGACTCAGAATTAACCGGCCAGTATCGTCAATGGCCAGGGGCCTACCCAAAATCGAATTCTGATCATAAGACCAGACAAAATGTGCCGGTACGTGCAAATTCGCCCAGGCAATCGGATCGATCGCTTTAAGAAAGCTGCTAACGCCACGGGTCCAGGATATCGGCAACGCACAATCCACTGGCGGCCGATCAATGCCCAGGATTTCAGAGGCAATTTCGTATTTATCAATTAACATTTATGATGCTCCCTGTACTCCGCTAGTAAATTTCGCACGCCAGTCTCTAAAACCCGGCTATCTAATCGAACATTGATCCATTCGATTAATTCTTTGTTTGTTGGTTCGATGCCAAATTTAGCAGGATCAAACCAGACTAAAATTGTCTTGCTATAGGCTTCATCGAGTGTCATCGCACAATCCTCACCGGCTCATCTGTTTCGATCCAAACCTTCGCACCACATGCCAGGGGCTTGTCTGGGCTGTAGACCAGGCGGCCGTTCTGGAATTCGACTTCATTACACTTGCGGTTCTGTTTGTAGTCTTTAACGGTTAGAACGGGCAGCTTCTCGCCTTTAGCGTTAGCACGGATATTGTGTTGGTTAACGTGGATTCTAGTTTTCATCGCATTTTCCTCTGTGAATTTTATAAAGCGTTCTCACAACGCTTACACAGAGTATATAAGGCTTTACTGTGTCAATGCAATAAAGAGATCGTCCCAGGCGAAGCTGCGTTCCTTATCCAGGCGAAGTAATGGTTCTGTCACCAGGCCATCCCGCGCCAAATCAATGGCCGCTGCGCCAGGATAAAGATAGACAGATTCCCCATTGCGATGAGTCTGGTGTACCAAACAATAAACGGGTGCGTGTTGGTGGGTGGTTAGGAAGGATATTTGATGGGGCGACAAACGGACGGCATTTCCCTTAACCGATTTTAGTTCGATTAGAAAAAACCGCCCCTGCTCATCACATCCCAGGACATCGGGTACGCCCAGAGATGCCCAGGATTCAAGTCGAGTCAGACGCCATTTCGGTCGAAGTGTTTTCGCTTTGCTCTGGAATGATTTCCAGAAGCTGCTTTCCTTCTTTGCTTTCTGCTTCTTCGGAGTCGTGTCCCACGGCAACTGTTGTTGGCTCATAGACAGATTTAATCTCTTCGAGTGCTTTTAAAACTTCGTCTTTAGACATGCTCTCGATGGTGCCGTGCCGCACCTCAGATTTAGACACGTAGATATCGCCTTGAGCCTGGCCTCTTCGGTATTCAGCCATTACGGCTGCGCTGTACGCTTTGTCCCCTAGCGCCATATCCCGGATGCGTTGTAGGTCACGAAGATGGCGCTTGTAGTCAATGCCATATTTTGAATCCAGCTCCTGCCGGTATTCCTTTATCGATTTTACAACGTGTGGGGATATTTTAGGGTTGGTGAGTTCAGAAGCTCGCCGGGAGGCTGACTTCTCCGGGTAGCCTGCGTTGATAGCTGCTTCCCGCATTGTTATCTGGCCGTCTTTTGAAACAAGCTCTTTTACAAACTTCTCTTGTCGACGGGTCAAAGGGTGGCGTTCCCTTTCGTCCATCGTTTTCTTGGGCCTGCCGGGCTTACGCTTTTCACTGGCAGGGATATTGTAGCGGTTTGGCATCCAGAATCTCCTCAGATGAGTTCTGGGCAATTTACCCGTAATCCTCCTATATTTCAAACCGCTTTATGTATATAGGGAGAAAAAAAAAAAAAATAAAAAAACTTTTCAAAACGCATAAACGGAATATCGCAATTAAGCTCTGTCCCAGAATCAAGCAAACAACCCTCCTGTAACTCCTGCAACCTTTCCAGCAAACACCGGAACCGTCCCAAAGCACCGTGAGCCGTGGGCCCCGAGCCCTTCAGTTACACAATTACACCAGTTACGGCGATTTAAAAATTATTTTTTATTTTTTTATTTTCTCCCTATATATATAAAAGGCCAAAAAAGGAAGACCCGTGACGTGGGTCAGACGGCAGGTCACCGGAGGTGAATAGGACGTTACCGAAGTAAGGTCTTTGGAGTTACCGGCCCTGCTGCGGGTGTTATTCGGGTGAAAATAAGAAAGCCCCTACGCACCGCCCGCTGGCGTTATGTGGAGCCGATTTTTCTGCCAGCTTCCAAAACCATGATACACATACTTTATGTGTAAATGCAACTCCCCTGGTTTGGGGCCATTCCATCGGGTATCATCCAGGAATGGCTGAAACACCCGATCTAACACTTCTCTCCGAACAAGAGCGCCAGGAAGGCATTCCTGGTTTGTTCACCCCTGACGAGCTTGCCCTGGCCCGTGCGGCGTCGTCTATGTTTGCTGATCAAGAGATGATGGCTGACGTGTATAACCGTCTGGACCAACGGGTGTCGCCAGGAGGCGAGCTTGGCTTGCTACCGGCGGTTGGCGCGGACGACGTTAAATTTAAGACGTATGTCGCTGAAGAGCAGGACCCTACCATGTCCTTTGCGGGGCTATATTCAAAAAGAGAGGGGCCGGTTAACGAAGAGGGTTTTTCTGTTGGGTCTCGTGGACAATATGACTTGGCCTCTCAGGCGTTGATGTCAAAAGGGTCGGAGCCTGTTCGAAGAGGAGAAATTTTTATTCAGCAGGTGACGGAGCCCAAAGCGGATCGCATCCTGGAGGTTCAAAAACAGCTTCAGCCGTCGGTAATGACACCTGAGCTAATGGCAAGCATAAGAGAAACGTTTGTAAGCCCCCAGCCTACACTTCTCCATGAGTTCACGCACCGGGCATTTGACTCCCCTATGTATGATGACTTTGTTAAGTGGGCGGAGAAAAATTTAGATGAGAAAGACGTCAGGGCCGTAAAGTTTCCTACGCTCTCCAGGGCTAACGAAGAGTTCCTGGCGGAAGACGTCGGTAACGCCGCTCGGGGTAGAAAACTGGATGATCCCAGGAACGAAGACCGTTTGGGCCGTATAAACAACGCGATGCGAATGTTTCTGACCCCGGAGCGCCAGGAGATGTACGGTTTCCGTGTACCGGTTGAGTCAAAGCCTCCTAT